GCTCTCCTCATGTTGATATTAATTCAACTCCACGCAGTATGTTTGTAATCAAAGAACGAACCGACGCTGTTAAGCCTAAGTTGGTTACTTTTCGTGTTCAGAGGAACTTTCCTCCCACGAATTGGAACCCACCTCTAGCGCCTTATGTTGATCTAACCTTTCAAGAACCAGGTTTTACCTGTCTTTTTGAAAGACTTCGATCTAAGGTGTGGTCTATCGATGAGCTCGGACAAGGGGTTAATAGCCTCTTATCTGAGCGCGCGACTCGTAAGGAACTGTTGAAAGACAGTCTTACAAAATCGAACTTTAGACACTCTTGGAAGCCAGTCCAACATTATAAATGTTGGGTGGACACAGGAGTGAATATTGCTAACGATAGACTGGAATTCCAGTGGGGTTGTTTGTCGGGTACTGCCATTGGCAGTTACATATCTGACAGACTGGGGAAGAATGCTCCGCGACTTTTAGTCACGGATCATCCGACCTTTCGTTCTGCGTTTGGAACTTTCGGAAGTCACAATTTAGACTTACCGATAATCATGCAGGATACTCCCGATGATGGCTTTGTGCCAAAACCGGTTGGCCTTGCTGTGTTAACGGAGTATGCCCTCAAAGGCATGCTTCCTCACATCAAGGAGGAAATGAGTCTTGTAAACTCTGTTATAGAGCTACGAGATTTCAAATCCCTTCCTGAGACACTACGAAGAATTGGTCGTCTGAGCAAGTTTCTAGCTCGCGAGTTTGTGTTTGGCCCAAAAAGGCTTTTCCCAAGCATCGTGAAGGACATTCCGACCTTTAAGGTCAGACATGTCAACTATAGACTTACAGACTCCATTATTTCTCGAGTCCGTTCACACTTTAAACATGTGTTCGGCCCGACTCTTCGTGAGATGTTCCAAGCTTCAGCAGATGGTTATCTCCAAGCGGAGTTTAACGTTCTGCCGTTGCTACGAGACATGCAAACCCTCTGGGTTTCGCTAGTTAAGCTGGACAAGCGCTTTTCGCGTTTGATCAGTGAACAGGGCAGGCGCCAAAAGAAGCATTATAACTTCGAATGGCAAGAACCTGAGAGCCCCGCGCTCTACATAAAAACCGTTAGCTATGCACTCAATCTTAATCAGTTTGCTGGGAGTATAAATCCTCCCGGTTTTACTGGTTGTGAAAGAGGTCATTTGCTTGGTTTCCAAGTAACGCGTAGGGTGACTCATTATCAGCCTACTAAATACCATGCACAGGTCGAGTTTAATTACCATTTTACTCGATTCCAGAATGAGAATGCTCAGTTATTGTACTTCCTCGATGTGGTTGGGGTTCACCTGAATCCCGCCATAATTTGGAATGCAATACCCTGGAGCTTCCTCGTTGACTGGGTTATCGGCGTAAGCCGGTGGCTCGGTGACAGGAAGTCACTGAACATGGAACCTGTCGTAAACATATCGCGGTTTCTTTGGAGCATCGAGTACCATCGCCGAATACGTACGTCTTTCCAGACGTACCAAAAGGGCTATGATATTCCTGTTACATTAGAGACATATCTGCCTGACATGTACGAATCGACTTATCGTCGAGACGTTACATTGCCAAGTAGGTCAGCTGCCATTTTTGGCAGCGGGCTTAATTCTTCGGAATTGAGTCTTGGTGCGGCTCTCGCAATTACGCGAAAGAGGCGCCAGTACATCCATGGGTGATAGACCCACAGGCAGTAAGACTGCCATCGAGGGTAATACCCTCAATTCCTAATATGTCCTTAGCAACTACATTAGTAACAAACGAGATAAAGAACGCGGCCGGAACGGAGGAAGAATTCCAACGTCTCGGCCCCGGCCCTAAACCACGGAGCAGCGAGTACGCCAAAATCGGCGAATCGCCTGCTCTACAACACCGGTTCATTATCTCTCATGAAGAGATAGGATCCGGTCTCGACAAGCGTCGACGCTCTACCATCCGGTTTAACAAAACCGTGGCGGGGCAGGTCGACGCGACCAAAACTATCCGCGACAGCGCATATATCGTTCTTGACCGAGCAATTGGTCAGGAAACGACGGACGCGACTGCCAAAGATGTTTTGGCCAACTTGATGTCGATGTTGGCCACAACTGGCGCTGCATCGACTGTCTTGTTTGATTGTACTGGTACAGGGGCCTCGAATCTGATCTCTGGTGGTATTTGATCTTCACCCTTGTGGGTGACGGTTAGACACTAACTATGTCAGGTCGTTATCTCACAAGAAGTGAAGATACCATGAAAAGAGAAGACTCAAGTTCTAGCATATATTTGAAGCGCGCAGTAATGCACGCTTTATATGCTCATCCAACAATCGTAGTCCGTCAATTAGGTCTGGGGGACTTCCTTGTCATCGTAAAAGATGATGAGGTCGTCTACAGTTCCGAAGTGAAGGATTATATGGGTTTGTACCCCAAGGTGTGGTCCCTCTACGAAATCGCTCGTCTGATGCTTGAACAGCAAAGGAAGAGTTATCTCGAAGAGACTGACGAGTCCATGGATATAAGGATTCAAATGATGTTGAAACATTATTCGAAAAACCTTGTCCGTGAACTTAATCAGTTAAGCAAGTCCGCAAATCCTTATCATACGACGTACACTCTTATTGAGAGTGGATCGTACGCTGAGGGTGAGTTGAATTGCGACGTACACCTGTTTGTTGGTCGTAAGCAGACCTGTACTAGGTCTGCGAAAGGTCAAAAGTGAAGTATTTACGCTTCGCTCTGGCCTTTATCGTTTGTTGTTCCTGGGTAGTTGCGTTTGTAAACTCTAGGTGGTGCCTTTATGACACCAAATAAGAGCCTAGATGAGGTGTTAAATCTCATCGTCGCGCTGCTCAGGGATGCTCACGCGTCCCGTGAATTAATATTCAACATATCTGATCTAAACCTGGCGTTGAAATACGTCAGAGAGAGATCAGGTACTGAAGGTATCGGGTTCTTAACGAAGACCCTCCCCCGTCTTGGTAAACACTTTGATCAAGTGCTTGCCGGCATGATTGAACTAGACGTACAACCACTTGGATTTGAAACCCAAGTAGAGAGTAAGCTACCAAGCTTCCTCGGTAGTATGTTCAGCGCAGTCTTAGCCAAAGACGGGTCGATACTTACGGATCCGGACGCAAAATGCGTCAAGCTCATAAGACAGGTATTGTACTCGTTTTATAAGTACGAATTGCCTTATGATGAATCACAAGAACAACAAGTCATCGAAGCCTTTAAACAGGCTGAGAAGGACTTGTCGGACATGTCACCTAGATTTGCCTTTTGGCATACTTCTTGGCATAGTATTAATAAGCGGCGCTTCCTGGACAAGATCCGAGGTGGAGACGAAAGTCTCCCCATCGATAACCTTGACCGGCAGTACTGCATTATTCGCGACGCTAGAAGACTCCTCGCGGAGTTATTCCAGCGGTTCGACCCAACTGACATTACCCCGTCTCACGGACCAGGTGTCGTTGCAACAAAGCAACGCCTATGGTCTAAGTTTGACTGGACAAATGTCTCGGATCGAATCACAACCCTCTACCCCTTCGACGCCTACTTTTGTGCGTCGCCGGGGCACGTTTGTGATGTATTTAAGAGCTTTGATGCTCTTACTGCTACGGATCTTCCTGCTCGAGTAATTCTCGTGCCGAAAGATTCCCGTGGCCCTCGTCTGATATCCTGCGAACCCGTTGATTTTCAATGGGTACAGCAGGGATTAAGGAGGGCAATATACCGTTTGGTGGAGTCACATCCATTGTCAAAATGGAATGTGTTCTTCACGGATCAGTTACCTAACCAATTGGGTGCCCTTTTGGGGTCCTCAAATGGTAAGTACTCGACACTTGACCTCCAAGAGGCCAGTGACCGGGTTCACATTGATCTAGTTCGGCTCATCTTCCCTGCACGGATTATTCCGTACTTGGAGGCTTGCAGAAGTGATTCAAC